GGTCTTGAAATTAAGGCAGAAACTTACGACAATTATCCGCAATCCGCAACCAACAACGCAAAGCGTGTTAAAAATTGGATTGAAGAACACGGAAGGGACAAAGTCAAGGGAATGACTTCAGTTGGGTTGACTAGAATGAATCAATTAGTCAATCGCGAAGCGTTGTCAGTATCTACAATAAAAAGAACCTTTAGTTTCCTTTCAAGAACAAAGGGTGGCGGTTATGATAAAATAAATCCTAAATTTAAAGATGAACCGTATCGCGACAAAGGTTATGTGGCGTTTCTTGGTTGGGGTGGTGAATCCATGTTGCGTTGGACAAAAAATTTATTAGATAAATTAGAAAATGAGTAAATCAAGATTTGATTTATGGTTTGATT